GCTTTCTGGCGGTTTAAAGACCACTGTTGACAATGCATGTTAGATGCGAAGCTCGAATCCTAAAGAGCAATTGACGGCACTATTAATAGTGTCTTGGTACGTATATTGGTTTATAGCAGGAAGAACGAGTGCATCGATGAAAATAAAAATAATGGCGGAACGCTCAGACATAGGACCTTGGTTAATTCCAAAGGGCAATGAGTCAATTCCAAAAGGAAAATAGTTTTCATGATATTGACTGGTTTATGGTCGTAACCTGTTGTATAGAATAGCAAACAAATCCGCCGGGATTTGATCATCTTTTCTATGCTTGGTGCTTGGCCATAAATTGATCCGTAAAAGGTGCGCACCCTCTTCATGAGTCTCCAAATTCCATCATCATGTGGTAATGCATGAAGTTGTATGAGAACTCCCCTGCAATTAATCCTTGTTCAACGATATTCTATGGGTATGGAATCTTCCTACCCGTCATATGGCGTATTATCTGAAATATTCACCCGCCTCGGCGTGTGTTTATTTTGGGTTTTGACGGAGGGGTAAATACGTCGCACGTTCCTTTTCCCACATCCCTGCCCATGAATATATTAGAACAAGAAACAACCATTCTACTTTGGTCAGTTAGGGTTTTCATTTCACCCAAACAAATAGTATATGAGAGACTGAGTTACAAAAAGACAACCACTCTCTAAAGTAAACTGTACACATTCTAATTTAAAAACAAAACAACCAAGCAATGCAAAAATTTTCTCAAAATAATAAATCTAGTATTGCTGAACGTGTTATGTCTTTATCTTTATCTATGTACTCTTTCTTTTTACTACAAACCATAGTATGTGCCATCGTCAACAAAATCTCTTCAGTAGGAAGAGTCCTAGATTCAATCAAAGTTACCAAGTTTACTATGTTTCAGATGTATCAGGTGATTCAATATTCTATTGTTGCACACCTATTATTATCTAATTCATGCGGTATATTTGGCGGCTTTTGCTTGTTTCTTGGTGCACCAAAAGCCCCAATTCGGAAATTCAGAATGAAAGAAGTGGATACAGAGCCAAAGTATGCCATTACAACACTAAATGCTTACAACATGGAACAAGTTGTGACGTTTGAATGTTCTTTCACTGATGAATCCAGACCATGTGTTAAACAAGCTTTAGAAGACTTCGTAAGATTTTCGAAGCCTAATGGCACCCTTTCAAATGCCATAAATAAAGCAGTAAACGCTACTATGGGAGCTAAAACCGTGTCCACAAAAGAATTCACAGCCTTTGCTAAAAGATTAGATTTGAGAGTACTTTTCGTTATGCCTAATGATCCACACTTTATGGCAACTTATGATCACAGGAAAGTATCCCCAGATTTTATTTGTTTTACAAGCGCTCAGAAGAATTTTGATCCGGCTTTAGTTACCTTTGGTCATTACTTGGGAAGCAAGGAGAAAGCGGAATGGATTTCTAGTGATGGTGAGATGGGACATCTAACTTACGCTAGAAATATAAAGCTGACAAAAATGCATGATAATAAAATAGCATACCACACATCTTCTTTCCAGGAAAAGATGCTACCTCTCCCCAAAACTAAATGGGCAATTCGAGAAGTAAAAGTGGAAAAGATAGTTGAAAAGGTAGTTGAGGCAGATGCCCTTGATGATTTATATATGACTAACTTGTTTATGCTAGATGCAGATTTGCCAGACCTACCACCACTCCCGCCTACTCCTCCAACAAGCATACCTTCACAGTACCAACTTCCACAATTGATTTTTGATGATGTATTACCTCAAGTAACGCCTACTGTTCCACAATATATAACGTGGACTGAACCCGAAAATACATCAAACACATCAAACATTGAAACAACTTTGGTACCTATATTGGAACAAAAGCCTAAAACCTCATTACCTCCTCCTAGACCAAATAACTTACCATGGCTAGGCATTAAAAATGAAACATCCAAGATAGAGGAAAAGAAAGTGAAAATAATAGTAGCTCCTAAAACTATAATCACAAGCAAGGCGCCAGTTCCCCCAACAACAACTAAAACTAATAAACAAAACGATCTGAAGACGGTGTTATCCATGATGGGCATCCCACAACAAAGAAATTACTTAGGTGAACTTCTTTTTCCACGAGCTCAAAAATACCATCCAAGATTGGCTAGGACTATCACTACATTGATTGCAAAGCAACCGATTAGCGTTATCCTCGAAATATTAGATACTAATGATGCAGGCTTTGCAGAGAATATCAAAAGAATAACAAATGTTTCGCCTCCTCAAATTAGTGAAGTTGTCTCCCATCCTACTAGACCAATTTTGTCTATTGTTGAAAACGTTTCACCGATAGAAACCTTGATCTCCACATTCCAACCACTACAAAACATTGTTCCCCCACCAACATCACCTCAAATTGAACCTCCTTGCCTGCCTAGTGCAGATAATGCGGTACTCGATAACCCAATTTCCTTGACACCATTTCAACCTTCGGAAAATAGGTATGCAAAAATCGTAGCTCAAATTAGAGAAGCATTTCCTGAGGGTCTTAATGAATCACAATCCAAGTTTGTTTGGAATTTAAGATATCCAGAATTAGGATTAGAATTGAGTTCGATCGAGTTTTTGAGGAACATGAACAAGGTGCAAATTCCCCAGTTGATACATCCAAGGATACAAAGTGGCATTTCTATGATAGAAAATAGAGACACCATATTGCTTCCTCCTCCTCCAAATCAACAAATGCCATTCTTGTTCGTAACACCGCCTATAGCTCCACCTCCGCCTCCAACTCACTGGAGAAGTTATAATGGGATAAATATTTGGCATGTCCCAGTAAACACACCTATATTTCATCAACTAGTCGCACTGTTTCCTAATGGGTTAAATCTCCAACAAAGGGATTTTATTCAAAACACATTACAACCAGGAAATACCAATGTTCTAACACAAGTTGGAGTGAATGCTATGAATGTTATGAAAATAATGGGTCCACCAGTGAACAAACCACCAATTGGAATGGATATTCCTACGTTACCAACATTACCTACCACTTCGTCTCTTGTCCCAGTTATTGGCCCTGAACCAGAAACTCAAAAACATAAACATTTAGCATCACGAGGTTGGCATTCATATCTAACTGAACATGGTTTGTTAGTTGGTAAGAATGCTTACATTCATGATATAGGTTTATTTGAGACTTACACTGGGGTGGCCAGTAGAACAACAGTGCAAACAAAATACCACGATTCTCATAGATTTCTAGGTTTGTGTACTGATTACTATCCTGGAGCTTGGCTTCATGAAATTTGTGCTAATTTTGATGTTGATTTGTCAGATCGTTACAGTTTAGGCTTTCAAAAAGAATGGCGAACGAAACAAGATAAAGGCAGTGATGCCCTAATCTATCTCAATTGCGGTCCTTTAAATGCTTACACTTGTTACCAGGTTTGGTCAAAATTTTCCGGAAATAGCATGAAAAGACCAGTACTAATGCATTGGACGATGAACACCAATTTAAGTGATGAAAACGCAGACAAATTCACATTTCCCCAACTTGAGAAGACAGTCGGGAAATATCATTATTCTTGGAAGAAAATGAAAATTACAGCTGGATTCACTTATGGTAACAACAAATGGTACAAATCTAACAACAATATCCTCTTAGGTCATATGACATGGGACCCCACTTTCTCGACAGAAATGTGGTACCCCATGAGGCAAGCCATTAGTAATAAGGTTGCCCCACAGTACGAAAAGATTGTAGGTTTACAACTACATCAACACATTATCACTGACCCTAGAGACAGAACCAAAGACCTTGTCGATGTTTATGTTTGCACTAAAGCTTGCACCCGTGGCAACGGGAATAGATTAGATAACGCAAATATTCACATTCCAATCAGTAGCACTCACGGACTAAAAGAGATCGAATTTAAAAATTTATGCTCCACATTACATACTTTGAGTCCTGAATATCGCGCTGAAAGGGTGACATCTTTAATTCATGCTGCCTTGTCAAACAGGATGTTTGGTAAAGAATTGCAGGATTATGCTGCTTTTGTTCTAAGGTATATTTCCGAGATAGAAAGAAGTAGAGTGAACATGAATTGCTTAATGGCCATGTGTGGTCCTAAGAAAAACATGCCTCGAGTTCAGATGTCTCCAGCAATTGATTTGTACTTTGAAGGTGACGTTTCTAGACTCGCAGGTTACAGAAAGAGTAAAGGATTACCCATGGCCGAGCAGGGCAAAAGCGCCAAGAGGTGTATTTGTTGTTTCGGATGGGCGCCAGATAAATATAAATGGGTTAAATCTTATTGTGTGAATTGTAGGAAGACAATGGAATCAGAAACCACTACCTCAACACAACGAGAAGCCACAAAAAATTTATACTGGTCGGGGGAAGAAATAACCCAATTTGATACTCCGATACTTCTCGCACCTGTCACTCCTTACTATAAGCCCAAGCCCATGAGAGAAAATCTGAACATAGAAGATCAATTTGGACAAGGGATAGGCTGGAAACGGAGCACAAGACCAATGTTAACAAAAACATCACAACCATCACAGTTGATTGGCACTACGGTTGCAACATTGGCAAGGGTTTTCGATTTTAATGCAGATGTAGAAATCGAAACGTTAAAGACACGAGCATTTGCTAAACCTTTAACAGAAGGATTGGAAACCCAATACAATGCACTTTTCGACTTTTTAATTCGCAACAGTGTCCTTGGGGAAAAGGACATATACAAAAAGAAAGGTGCAATACCATTCTGCATCCCTGATTTCTCACCTGGTGGTTATGTCCACACAGATTTGAAAAATTTAGGTTTGCTTAAAAATGCAAATACCATGACAATACTGCAAATAGTTGAAGACAATTTAAATTTTCTTAACGAGCAGGCATGGTTGATCCCAACGGAAACATGGCAACAAATAACATCTCCAGCAGAGACGTGGATTGGTACATTCGACGCTCGCAGGAGAAGAAAATATTGGGATGCATTAATTAAATACAAACAAGAGGTCCAACCTAAAAGGCTATATTTTGATTCTTTTCTCAAAAGAGAACTCGCAGCACACGGCTGTAATGAGAAAGGAATTAGGAGACCAGCGAATCCTAGGATCATCTTTGACCCAGTGGCATGGAGTCAAATAGTGATGGGGCCTATTTTACGTAGCACAACAAATCTTTTACATGAAATCATGTCGAAAGACTCAAATATCACTTACTTTGGTGGGATGAAACCAAATGAAGGTAATGAGTGGTTAAAAAGATTTGTCGATGAAGAAACACTCGATTTCAAAGCAGATTTAGGCACGAGACCTGGATTTGTAGCCATTGAAAACGATTTCTCCAAAATGGATAGTTGCTATGGGAATGCTTGTTTTAAATTTGTGGAAAAAGTCTATTTACATTGGGGCTTGCCCTTAGATTTGCCACTACCTAAGACCATTTTTCAACTTTGGATGACTCCAAAATCCCGTTTCCGCAGCGGAACGCGCGTTCGCGCGCCTTCCATGAATGCCTCGGGGCGGGCCGATACAGCGTTAATGAACGCGTTGATTAATGGATATGTACAATTGTCTGCCTATATGTGCGAAAGCTTGAACACAAAAATTGAAGATGTCACTTCAGG